CGCAGCACAGCAGCGTGGCGGTGGTCAGTAGGTCAGCCATCGGAGCCTCCGCGCGGCAGGCGGCTCGGATCGGCGCTGCGGCTGCGCTCGATCAGGGCCAAGGTGAGGGTGATGATGGTGGCCGCGCACAGGAACGCGGCCAGGCCGCTGGACGCCACGTCAAACCGGCGCATGACCTCCGTGCCGCCCATGTAGCCGGCCACCACGCTGATGGCCAGGTAGATCAGCCGCTTCCAGAGCGACAGATCCTTGGCGGATACGACGAACAGTGTGGCACCGGCGAACGCGCCGATGAATGCGTCCGTCTCGATGCCCGGCAGCAGCGAGGCGAGGCCGACGCCGGTGGCCAGTGCGGCCATGCTGCCGGTGGAAGTTGGTTCGGTCATCTTCAATCCCATAGCTGGACAAGGGGACGCATCACTGCGTCGGTTGAGGGTGTCGGTACTTCCGGCAGTTCCACCACGGTGCCCATGGGCAGGACAGGGCCATGCAGGCTGATTCCATAGTTCAGCGCCATCACCCTCTCGACCATGCCGGCGGTGGTTCCGAGGTGCCGATGACACAGGGCGTCGATGGTGTCGCCCTGTAGCGAGCGGACGCGCATCAGATCAACTCCACCGTGACCCGGCGCAGCCCTTGCAGATCGCTGATGGCGTTGCGGTGATCGCGCCGCAGTTCATCAATGGTCGGGGTCAGATCGTCGGCGCGTTGATTGCCCTGGGCGGTAGCGTCATAGGACCGGTAGCGTTCGTGCAGCTCCACGGCGGTGCCACACTGCACGGCGCGCCGGTACAGCTGCAGCAGCACCGACTCGCCGTCGATCTGCTGCGCCGGTATGTCTGCCAGCGCCGCATAACCGTCCGCTTCCTTGCGGACCTGCCACAACGCCAGTTCCCGCGTCACTGAGGCCACGGCCACCACCACGGTGTTGCGCAGCCGCGCCGCCAGCACATCGCCCGGTACCCGGATGGCCTCGCGCAGCGCGTCCACGTCGATCTCTGGCCAGAACGGGCCGGCGGTGACAGGGGCAAGCTTGGGAGCGGGCGATGCGTTGGCGGTGAAGGCGCTCATGGTGTGTCCGTAGGTCGCCGGTGGTCGGGGCGTCACACCAAGGGAGAGAGGTCTTGGTGATCGGCCCCGAGCCGGCGGGGTCGCGGGGTACGCTCGGTGTGACGTCAGTCGTTGGACTGGCTGGCGTCGAACTTCTTCTGCAGGCGCTCGGCGCGCTTGAGGTCTTCCTTGCCGCCGCAGCTGTCATGCAGCTGGATGGCGGTGCGCAGGTCTTCGATGGCCTGGGCAACTGCGTCGGCGCTCAGCGGCGCGGTCTCGGTATCGGTGGCCAGCTGGCTGCGTCCACGCGCCAGCAGCAGACGGGCGCGCACTTCGTCGGGCATGTCCTGGCCCTCGGTGAGCGTGGCCGCCCGGTCGATCACATTCAGGTCGAACGGGGCACTCGTCTTGAGCGCGTTCAGCGCGGCCAAGCCGATCTCCTCAGCCACCACGCAGGCCGCTGTGCGCTTGTGGGTGTCCGGCATATCCAGACCGTGGGCCAGGACGTACCGCGCAATGTCGAGGCCGGCATCGAACAGCCCGGCATCGAAGTGCCACAGCATCAGCGTGGAGACGATATCGTCCTTGCCGCCGGCGTCCGCCGACAGCACGCCGTCCAGATACGGGGCATAGGACGGCAGCAGCGCAGTCTTGAGCTGAGCCTTGCCCTGCGTGGACTGGATCTGCTTCAGCCGGGCGCGGTCGGAAGCCAGGCGCACCTGCATCTGCTGGTAGATCGTGGTCCCTTCCATCAGGTTGCTGCCGGCGGTGCGCGCCGCCTCCTTCGAGGCGAGCGCACGCTTCACATGGCGGCTGGCGGGGGTGTCGACCATGGTCAGATCCCGAACTCGATGTTCTCGGCCACCGCGCCCAGACCGTAGTCCTCCACCACGTAGTCATCGTTGGACGACTCGAAGTTGGCGACGCGGTTCTTGTTCGGCTGCTCGATGATGTGACGGCGGCGCGAGGCAATCTGCCAGTACAGCGACAGGTTGCTCAGGCTGGTCACCATCAGCGACTTGGCCGGGAAGAACGGCACGATGACCGGCTGCAGGCCACCGATGCGCTTGGCGCCCAGGATCAGTTCGGCCGCGACCTTCTCGGTGGGGGCGTTGTCACGGTTGATGATCGGGAAATACTTGTCGTGCACCAGCTGGCGGCCGCAGATCACCACCAGGCTCGGATCTTCCTGATGCCACGGGTCGATCAGGTTGGCGACCAGGTCCATCACCAGGGCATCGATGTTGCCGTAGTCAGCGTCGGTACCGCCCACCTTGATCTTGCCGCTGCCATCGACGCCTTCGGTCATGACGCGCTCGGGCGCATGCTCGCGGTACTTCTGCAGCCAGCCCTTGTTCACATCCTGCAGCATCGGATTGGCGACGCGGTTGGTGTTGATGGCAATGCTGGTGCCGTGCCAACCGATCATGATCCGGTCCAGTGCCTGGCGCTGGATGATCGCGTCGCGGATCAGGGTCTGGAACTCGGGGCGATGTGCCCAGGCGTCCAGACGGGCATAGGGCAGGGCGGTGTCAAAGTCGGTCTTCTGGCACTCGTAGGTGTTGGACACCAGCGAGGTCGGATCGGACGGATTGCGCTCGCCGTTGCCGCTGGTGTCGGTGCGGCCGGCAATGGTGCCGGTGATGCCAACGCCAACCTTCTGGCCCTTCAGTTCGTTCACGCCGACCATGTTGATCGCCTGCAGGAAGGTACTGCTTTCCTGCATGCGGGCTTCGAGGCTCTGCTGCACAGTCGGCTCGACAGAGAAGGTGTTGGCCACACCGCTGACGTTGTTCAGCGTGGCAACCTGCTGGGTGTAGCCCTCGAACAGGCGGCGGGTTTCGGTACGCATGGGGTAGCTCCGGAATGTTGAGAGAGGGGCCGATCAGCAATCGGTGATGTTGGCGGCGTCCACATCCTTGCCACCCGGAACAACCGGACGCTGGGTGAATGCCTGCGGGGTGTCGTCCAGCCTCTTGCGCAGGCCAGCAACCTGAGTGGACAGCGCCTGCACCTGCTCGCGCAGTGCGCGGTTGTCCTGGCCGAGCTTGGCCATGGCCGCATCCTGTTCACCCACCGCGCCGAGCAGCTGAGCGGCGAACTCGGCCACGTTGAACTCAGGATCTTCCTTGGCAGGCGCCGGCGCGGCTTTCTTGCCCAGGCCGAGGCTCGAAAGGAACGCAGCGACCGGGCCGGGGCGACCCTCCGGCTCATCCTCGGCGGTGAACTTGATGACCGTCTCGGTGGCCTCGGTGAACAGGTTCTCCGGGGCCTGCTTGCGGTCCTTGAGCGGGCTGCTCTCCGGGTGCTGGGCCGAGAACGCGAGCATGCTGGTGCCCAGGCTGGCGGGGGAGTCGGTCACGGCCAGGCCGAACAGGTACGCCTTGCCGCTGTCGGCGAACTCCGGGGAAATCTCGATGCTGGTAAAGACCTTCTGCTTGCGCACGTTGACCATGTCGACCAGGTCGTCGGTCGGCTCGACCTGGGCGAAGAGCGCCAGCTTCTTCTTGCCGGCAATTTCGACTTCCTCGGCCTTCACCGCCAGCACGTCGCCATAGGCGCGGAACGGGCTGTCCGGCAGCGTGCTGCGGAAGTGTTCCAGCCAGATGCGTGCGCCGTACACCTCCGGGTCGTAGGTTTCGGCGATGTCCGCGATCTGCTGACGCTCGATCACTCGGCCATCGGTGGTGGCGCCTTCGACGGCAACACGAAAGAACTCGGAACGCTTCTTGGTTTTGCTGGCCATCTCGCCCTCTGCTGGTGTCGTTGCGCATCGGTTCTCGATGCGATGACCCATGGTCGAATGAGGGCGCTGTAGCGGCAACGCGGTCAGTTTGTAAGCCGCTGTTCTACGTGGGTTTTTCGTGTCGCGCGCGCGTGGCGGCGGGCAATCTGTTCACGTGACCAGCGTAGCCGAAAAACTCCACGTCGATCCACGACGCCAAGCCAAGTTCCTGTACTGGATGGGTTGGCGCGTGTGCGATATCGCCTCGCTGATCGGCGAGAAGGAAAAGACGGTCCACAGCTGGAAGGCGCGAGACGAATGGGACCGTGCAGACACCGTCGAGCGCATCGGCGGCGCATTGGAGGCACGCCTAGCCATCCTGATCCACAAGGAAGGCAAGACCGGCGGTGACTTCAAAGAGATTGATCTGCTGCACCGCCAGCTGGAACGGCAGGCGCGCATTCAACGGTACCAGGGCGGTGGCAACGAGGCTGACCTCAATCCGGCGGTGGCCAACCGCAACGCAGCGCCCAAGAAGAAGGCGCGCAAGAACGAGTTCAGCGAGGAAGAGATCGAGCGCCTGCAGACGGCGTTCGTGGATGGCTGTTTCGACTACCAGCGCGACTGGTACCGGGCGGGGAACGAACGCACGCGCATCATCCTGAAGTCGCGCCAGATCGGTGCCACCTACTACTTCGCCCGCGAGGCGCTGATCGACGCGCTGACCACCGGCCGCAATCAGATTTTCCTGAGCGCATCCAAGAGCCAGGCGCACATCTTCCTTGGCTACATGCGCGGCTTCGTGCGTGAGGTGCTGGACCGTGACCTGACCGGCGACCCGATCACCCTGGCCAATGGCGCCGAGTTGTTCTTCCTGGGCACCAACGCCCGCACCGCACAGGGCTACCACGGCAATTTCTACTTTGACGAGTTCTTCTGGACCTACGGTTTCAACCAGCTGAACAAAGTCGCCAGCGGCATGGCGATGCACAAGAAGTGGCGCAAGACCTACTTCAGCACGCCGTCCACCATGGCGCATGAAGCCTTCGATTTCTGGACCGGCGAGCGCTTCAACAAGGGACGCTCGGTGTCCCAGCAGATCCAGCTGGATGTGAGCCACGCGCGCCTGATGGGTGGCCGGCGTTGTGAGGACGCGATCTGGCGCCAGATCGTGACCGTTCTCGATGCGGCAGGCCGTGGCTGTGACCTGTTCGATATCGAGGAACTGCGCCGCGACTACAGCGCCGAGGAATTCGCCAACCTGCTGATGTGCGAGTTCGTGGATGACAGCGCCAGCGTGTTCCCGCTCACCATGCTGCAGCCCTGCCAGGTCGATAGCTGGGTCGAATGGGCGGACGACTACAAGCCGTTCGCCGTCCGTCCCTACGGCGACCGCGCTGTGTGGATCGGCTACGACCCGGCCGAGACCGGCGACAGCGCGGGCATTGTGGTGGTGGCCCCGCCGCTGGTGCCCGGGGGCAAGTTCCGGGTGCTGGAACGGCACCAGTTCAAGGGCATGGAGTTCAAGGACCAGGCCGCGTTCATCGAGCAGATCACCAAGCGCTATTGGGTGACCTACATCGGCGTGGACGCGACCGGCATGGGCACCGGCGTTGCGCAGCTGGTGCGCCAGTTCTTCCCCGGTGTGACCGTCTTCAACTACTCGCCCGAGGTGAAAACGCGACTGGTGCTGAAAGCCTACGACGTAATCAATGACGAACGGCTGGAGTACGACGCCGGCTGGACCGACCTCACGCAGTCGCTGCTGGCGATCCAGAAAACCATCACCCCGAGCGGGCGTCAGGTGACCTACACCGCCGGGCGCTCGCGTACCACCGGCCATGCTGACTTGGCCTGGGCACTCATGCACGCGCTGCAGAATGAACCGCTGGAAGGCGGACAGGCTGCGCGCGGCACCATGGAGATTTTCTGATGACCGACACCGACCACGGCGCACCCAGCGCGCCGCCGGCGAGTATCGAGGCGTTCACCTTTGGCGAGGCCAGCCCGGTGCTGGAATCGCGTGGCTTCCTTGACTACCTCGAATGCTGGCGAAATGGCCGCTACTTCGAGCCGCCGGTGGATCTGCAAGGGCTGTCGCGCACCACGCGCTCCAACCCGTACCTGCACAGTGGCCTGACGTTCAAACGCAACATGCTGGTGCGCACGTTCCGGCCGCACCGGCTGCTGACCCGCGAGGTGTTCTCGCAGCTGGCGCTGGATTACACCACCTTCGGCATGGGGTATGTCGAGCGGCGCCGCGCCATGTCTGGTGCGGCACACAGCCTGGCCGTGCCGCTGGCGCAGTACGTGCGCCGTGGCGTGCAGCCCGGTGAGTTCTTTCAGGTGCGCGCCGGGCGGGTAGAGCATGAGTTTCCAGCCGGTGAGGTGTTCCAGCTGCGGGAGGCGGATGCCGATCAGGAAATCTACGGACTGCCGGAATGGATGCCGGCCGTGCAGGCCGCCCTGCTCAACGAATCGGCCACGCTGTTCCGGCGGAAGTATTACAACAACGGCTCGCACGCCGGCTACATCCTCTACATGACCGACCCCCAGCCCGAGGGCATGGACGTGGATGCGCTTCGTGATGCACTGCGGCAGTCGCGCGGGCCGGGCAATTTCAAGAACCTGTTCGTGCACTCTCCCAACGGGAAGAAGGACGGCCTGCAGGTGATTCCGGTCAGCGAGGTCGCTGCCAGGGACGAATTCACCGGCATCAAGAGCGTGACCCGTGACGACATGCTGGCCGCGCTGCGGGTACCGCCTCAGCTACTCGGTATCGTCCCGCAGAACAGCGGCGGCTTTGGCTCGATCCGGGACGCAGCGGCGGTGTGGGCGGCAATGGAACTCGCCCCTCTGCAGACGCGCATGACCGCGATCAACGAGTGGCTGGGGCAGGAGGTGATCCGCTTCGATCCGTTCGAGCTGGGCACCACAGTCTGAAACCTTCCAATGCCGCCCTCGGGCGGCATTCTTTTTGCCGTCAGATTTAGTCGGTGTACGGCTGCCACCGCTCTTGGAATGCCGTAATCAGTGCATGGAGTCTGGCAGCTGTTGGTTCCAGTTCTTCCCTTGGGCGGTGCTGGGCCGACACCACCAACCCTGTCAGGCCGATCAGGAAGCCCATGACGGCCACGCGCTGGACTTTGAGGCCCATGTGGTCAGGGCCGACCTGGGATCGGAATGTGCCGTTGTTGTCGAAGAGAGTTACGACTATCTCGCCGCCGTGCACGAAGCCGTGCCATTCCGTCAGTTCGTCCGCGAGGCCTTGGATCAGCTCGGGGGCGTCGGGGCAGATGGCAGATGCCACGAGTTTGGCAATCAGGCTCGTTTTAATGTCGTGGAGCTTCTGTGGCTGGCTGGGCCACGCCCGTTTCGGCAGTTCATCCCGCGCTCGGAATGCTGAAAGCTCGTCGTCCGTGGCTTCAATGGCAAAGAACACAGCGCGCAGCCACGTCTCCACCAGAGGGCGCCAGAGCGTGAGCGCGACAATATGCGTACGCTCCGGCTCCGTTCGCAGCAGGTGGCAGATCGACCAGGCGATATCGAGTCCGTAGGCAAGTAGCGCGCCTGTAACGGCAACCCGCTCGACCCTTGCGTAGTCGCCGCTGGGGAGTCCATCGCGTGCCGCCTCTATGAAGGCCAATGCCTCTTCCGCGATTCGGGCCACCGTTTCCTTGCCATGGGCCCTTCGCAATGGCGGGGTGGCTTGCCGCGTAGCCGCTTCTGCGGCGAGTGCCTGCGCACGGTCTATCTCCTGCCTGATCGCTTGCTGCAGTGGGTCCATACACCTCTCCTTTGACGCCGAGCATAGCTTCCTTCGTCTTCTGGCTGCCGGGGCGGGCCCTGACAGCGCTCGGCCCCCGGCGTGCGCACTCGTCTCCCCGCCACGCCTGCGCACTTCATAGGGTGCTTTTTCTGCACTCCCTGCAGCAAAGCCCAGCCCCGGCCCTGTATGGCGTTCTCCGGGGCTTCCAGCCAACGCCCGGCCCTGCGGTTCCCTGCGCGAGAGGGGGGGAGTTCAGCGTGCCCGTGGTGCCGGCTCAGTGCGAGCGGTCCACTTAGGGGGACGGGGGGTGTCCGGAAACAGGCAATTTCAGCAATGGCCTCGGAAACATGGCCGTAAGTGTTTGATTCTCATGGGTAAGTGCGATTGCAGGATGGGGGAATATTGAGCAATTTCAGCACCCCTAGAATGCAATGTGGTTGATTTCTAAGGGAAAAATTTACCGTCACGGTTGCCGAGGAAAAAGCAATCTGATTGCCTTGGGGTTGCCTTATTATTACTGTTGATATAGTTACTTAAATCATTGAAATATATGGATTATTCGCCGATCCTTGGGCTTGATTGCAGAAATTGCCTCTTCCCGGTGGCCGAGTAATTTTTTGCAATTAAAGGCCGATTGCAGGGATCAAGACCACTGCCGCCGCACGCGCTCACGCCTGCAGCCCGCGCCCTTGTCGCAGCGTTTGCGACGCCCAGCCGTATCCTGCCGGCCATGCCGCTGCCCCCCGACTTCTACTGGACGACGCGCTCTGCCAGCCTCCCCGACGATGCCCCCAC